TCTTCACGGTAGTATCTGTCCCGCACATCTTGATGCTTGACAGTCTCACGTACCTTTTTAAAATCGCTGAACGACTTCATTCAATTACTAATTTTATGTACAAGTTTATTTATAACAAATCTCCTAGTTCCTCCATTAACTTCTTGGTGTCAGTGTTGTTTAAAGCTTTTGGTATGCCATCCCTGAATGCTTGATAGTCACCCACCTCTGCTGCTCTACGCATCTTAGTCCCAGATATAGCAAAGGTATCGCCATCAGCATCACGTTCTCCAGAGGATATGATATCCAAATTACGGAACCTAAACTCCTTACCATTATATCTCTTGATCCATTGCATAGCCTGTACCCTGTCACTACCTACCACAAGCATACAGTCATCATAACCCTGACTCTGTAACTCTTTCAGTACAGCAGTAGGATCTCTAGGACCACTGCGAATCTGCTTTGCTAGATGTGGGAACATCTTCTGTGCCCAGAATAGTTTCCTCTTAGGTGGTAGAGGATCGGTACCCTTCTTCTCTGTCTGTGACAGATAGATGTACCAGTCACAGTTACCTGCTTTCTTTTTAACAGCCTCAAAATTTTCCGCGTGACCCTTGGTGGGTGGTTGAAACCTACCGAAGGTAAAGTATACGCATTTATAATCTACTATTTCCATTGCTTTGCCAATGTGAAATTAATATAGGAGAACTCAATTCTATTTACTAACTTGATCATGTCTCCATTGTGATGTAGTACGTAACCCTCTGGTGCTGTTACCTTATAACCTTTATCAGTCATGGCAAAAGTCCTGAACGATTCAAGTTTATCCAAAGCCTCAATGACTATGGTCTTGTTCTCCTGTATCTTCCTGTAAAGATTAAACATAGCATGAAACTCTTGCTCATTATCCTCAAGGTACTGTAAACCATCAAACAACTGGTTCCTCCTCTCAGTCTGCTTAGGAATACTCTTCATCTTAGATACTTCTTTGTCCATCTTATCTTTATAGAACTTACCAAGACTCTTCAATGCCATCTTAGGATCAGTAATACTACGTGCTGCTTTAATCTCAGCATTAAAGAACTGCTTAAGATAAGATGCTACATTAAACTTCTTATCACCAGTAGTACCCATCTGAGATACCAAAGTGTTTAGAAAATTACCAGCCTTCCGACACATCTGATCAATGATCGTAAGGTTAGCCTCAAACTTCTTAAGTTGAGTTGTCTCCACTGACACATCCATCAAGGGAGTATCATTAAGAACAACAGCAACATTACTAGACGTTTGAAACTGTGATGTAGGTGCCCCACCCACTGCTGTCATGGTAGCAAGTTCACTACCATTATATGAAGTATGAAATACTATACCTATCTTAGCATCCCCAATCTTCTTTCCTATAGGATGGTCAACAGGTATACCATAGGTGATAGTGTTTGGTCTAAAGGTATATAATCTCTCACCATCAACTCTCTCTTCCTTTACATCCGTGGTGAATAATAGATCTCCTTGTACAACAGTAGGTATTTTTAAATCTGGAAAGTATCTTACACAGTATTTTAATTTCTCCACTAAGTCAGGACTACTATCTCCATACATTCTATCAACATCAGCTTCATCATAACAAACCTTAGGAGAAGTTTTATTGAACACTGACTTAGTGCCAACAAAAAACATTCCATTGACAGGATGCTTACCACATACTACAGCAGGAGCACCGTCCCATTTAGTCTGCATGTATCCACTACTAGGTTGCTTACCTAACATACGAAGCATCTCTTTCATAGCAGAGACAGACGCTATACAACCATCTACTCCGTAGTTAAGCATCTCATCCTCAATATGTTCGAGGTGTTTTAGTTGAGTAATATTTGCCATTATGATGTCTTTAAGAATGGTGCTGAGTCTCTGGACTGAGAGGTAGCATACAAATGAATCAACTGTGCTGCCTCATTTGCTTGAGCATTAGTACCTGATTCCAATACATCGACCACCTTGAGACCAAGATACTTTGAGAAGATCCACTGTCCTTTATTTGATGTCTTCAACCTATTACGTTCAACCAAATCAGCATCAATCGTTGGTGCTGTAAACTTAGAAGTCTTCTTAGGATTATTACTCCCATCAATAATGTTCTGATGTTTCAAAGATAATTTTAACACCTTACCATTAAGGTTACCATTCCTAGATTCAGATTTGATACCACTAAGATTAGTATAAAGAGGTTTGCCATACACCTGATCTATAATCATATCATAAACTCCACCACCAATCTTACCATGCTTTGCTGCTGTACCTATGACTTCACCCTGCCATGTTAAAGGATCTCCACCAGAAGTATCACGAAACTGTATCTCCAAAGATACACCCTTGGTATACATCCATACATCCAATGCGTCATAGCTCTTAGCATATATCTTATCGTATGTTGCTACTGGTCTTGCCGAGGTGTAGTTAATTGCAGTTAAGTGTGCTTCATTACCCTCTACTGCTTTCAAAGATATCCCATACAATTGTTGAGCATCCATACACTCCTTCAACCACCTATTTAATCCAGCAAAGGTACGATGCTGAGTTATATGTTCCTCCTTAAGAGTACACCGACATGCCCATATATCTGCGGGTGTCCACTTGTTTAAGTTAGCGAAAGGCTTCCTTTTTACACCAGTCTCAGGTTCTATGTGATCACCATTAATAACCTTAAACTGATCGTCCATCCATTTAACTAGACCTTCACCTCTATACCAATTATAAGCATTCTTCTCTCCAAACTCTTCGTACAATGCATTAGCAGTCTTAGCACATGAATCTATCCAGTCAGGTAGGTCTTCCAGATGTTGCTTTATATCACTTAACTTACTCTTTGTGAACACACGATCTTTAACTCTATTAAACTGCCTATCAGATGGCATACCTTCACCACCCTCTGTCTCTAATGACTTCTTCATACTAAACCTAACAGCACAGAACCATGCTGCGGCACTCTCTTCCAAAGCTGTATTAGCACTACCACCACCTGAACCAGAACTACCACCACCAAAATCAGATGTCTTCATTATCTTGGTCAAAGCAATTTCTTCAGTATCCCCATCCTTGATTAACTTAAAAGGTTTCTTTCCCTTCGTCTTCAATGCTTCTTTAAGTGCTATATGTTGTGGTTCATCACTACCAACAACGTCAGATGCTGCTCTAAGTAAGTCCTCTATTCCATCTTGATTATATTGTATAGCATACTTACCACCCACTACATCTATAGGAGTTCCCTTTTCTATGACATGAAGAAGTACACCAGCCCTTGACTTGTAAGGATACTTACTTAATTTATTTTCTTTAGAGATATCAACATATCCTAGTTTGCCAGCTGCCATTAGAATTGTTTCCAGTACTTCGGATGAGTAAGTCCTCCCTCTCTATTTAGATCTGGATTAGTGAGGAGCACATCACCTGCTAAACTCATACGAGGACCAGTATTAAAGGTGTGATGATGTAGTTTACTAGGAAATATAAAGAGATCTCCTGGCTCTGTTGGTTCAGCCCATACTGTTGTGTTATTAAATGTCTTCTCAAGGTCAGCAAATGCCTGAGGGAACCATTCATTAGGTGCGTCTGCCTGGAAATGAAGTGGATCCTGTGTCTCCACATAATATATCCATGAGATATGAGCAGGGTCATGACAGTGGTCAGGTACTGACCTCTCTTCATCAGTGACAGCGTACCATGTCTTCATAAAATGAACATCATAGAAACAATTCATAGAGTCCATGTACTCTACTATATGATCATTAACCTCACAAAAGAAACTGGCAAGTTGAGGGTCTTGGTGTACTAACACCTTACCATCTAACTCACCAGTCAATCCTTGATTAAATCTATGATGTTCCCACCTCCTACTAATCCACCTAACATATTCAGGTAAAGAATGCTTGTAGATAGAGGTTGGAAATATATTAATCATGTATTATAAGACTAGGGTTATCTCCTAGTCTACTCTTGTTGTATATAATTATCCTATCGTTATTATAATCTGCTGTAAATTCTAACTCATCGTCAGGAGGCCACATCAACTCCTCATATAGAGCATTGAGTTTCGCCATGTCCTCGTAGAGATCACTTGTCATCTGGTTGACGATTCTCCGAATAATATATGTCGAATGAACCACCAGGATATCTCTTCTCTAACTTCTTAATATTCATCTCGATGACCTCATCAAATGATACGTCTAATGCCTGGGTAGCCTGTGAAACATACCACATAATATCACCCAACTCAATAAGCAGATGCTCTCTGTTTGCGTCGTCCCAAGGTTTGCCTTGAAACACCATCTTCTTAACGATCTCAAGAAACTCGCCAGACTCAGCAGCAAGCCCAACACCAGCAGTGGTAAGACGTTCAATATTGGCACCCTCTCTGTCAAGCTCAACCAAACGGTCAGCAAGAGCGACAAAATCCTTAGAACTATCGCTTGTGACAGCATCCACGAAATGAGAGTACCTATCAAAATCTACAGCCATAATTTTTAATTCCTATAAAATATATTTTACACCTTACGGCGCATAGTTGTCAAGTGTTCTAACACTTCTTCACGAACCCAGAGGAGTTCATTGAAACAGCCTTGGTTGTGAGCACAACCTCTAAGTTGACTGTCTGGTCTTTGTACGGACTCGATGAAGATGTCGAGTGCTCTATTCCATTTAGTATCCTGACACTCATGAGTGTCTACACTACCTTGATCATGCATTAGAATGTAAAGTCTCCAAACTTATGTTTCTTTTCCACACTAACTACTTCTTGTCCAGAATCCATAATATTATTCTGGGCTGATTGTTCTACATCATACAGCCTCATCTTAGATCTGTCAATACCTATCACAAATCTCTTGTTGAGTGTGGGGTCATAGTATCTATTCTTCAACTGCTTGACCATTATTTGATTCTGGGCTTCCAACTCCTCAGTAGATATGAGAGCGAACATAAGGTCAGCAGTAGCAGGGAGTCCGAAAGACTCTGACGTGTCAGTAAGGTCAACATCGCTAGAACCGAAACCAGCACGAGTAGTTTGAGTAGCACTGACAATCGGTACATTAAATTCAACGGCAAGTCCTCTCAATTCTTCTGCTATACTTTTAACCATAGTGTATGAGTTTACACCTGAGTTACCTCTGAACCTCTGAGAGGCACATATATTCAAGTAGTCTATGAATATTATATCTGGTCTGAAATTCTTCTTTAGTGCTAGGTCATTTAAGAGTGCTCGAAAGTGACCCGCATGTGCTGAAGCAGTCGGGTATTCTTTTACTATCAACTTACCTTGTGTCTTCTGAGAGAGGTTAGTGATCCTCGTCTCAAACATTTGCTTAGGTAACTGTGCTAGTTGTTGGATGTCGATGTTGAGGAGGTTTGCATCAACTCGTTCAGCAATGCGCTCTTCCGCCATTTCCATTGTAATGTATAGAACGTTCCGTCCTTGCAACAACACGGAGCTAGCGACGTGGCACATGAATAAGCTTTTTCCGACACCCGTACCAGCAAGCGCGATGTTAAGAGTCTTATTAGGTAAGCCACCTTTGGTAATTTTGTTAAAAAATTCGATATCGAAGGGTACCTTCGACTCGACCTTGTGATAACTCTCATACCTTTCTTCATAATCGTCAATGTAATCGTGGCCAATGTGATTATCAAACGACACACCAAGTGCCTCCGATAGGATACTAGGTATCGCATCGGGGGTTTTCTTTTCATCAGAACCATCGGCAATCTTAATACTCTCCATGAGAGCAAGATAGATCGCACGTTCCTGGCACCACTTTTCAGTAGTGTCAAGGAGCCAATCTAACTCGGTTGCCTCCTTGTCTAAGGATTGAATGCTTGTAGTAATCTGCTTGAACTGATCATCACTAAGTGTAGAGATTTGCCCTACTTCAATGGTAAGAGCTTCAACTGTAGGAACAGCAGAATACTTTACGAAGTATTTATTAATGAGATCAAACAGAACTCTGTCTGTAAAGTCCTGGAAATACTCTTGCTTTACGAATGGAAGTACCCTTCTAGGATACTCCTCCGTCAACAATAAGTTTTTCAGGATCAAACTCTCCACCTTCATAGACTTCCTCGGTGATCAAAAAATTAAATGATATAGTAGACCTCAGTTTAGAGGACTTGTTCATGGGAGCAGAGTGCTCTAACCATGCGGGGAAGATAATTAAATCACCTTCAGTTACCCAAGGTATTATAGTATTCTGTTCTTCACCTTGGCAAGCCAATAATGTCTCGTTAGGGTGATAGAACTGAGTACCCTTGTGTTCATTGGGATCAAAGTGTACATAATATACACCAGACCACTGACCAGGAGCATGTATATGCTTATCCTGCCAGTTGGTACGATCATAACAGTTCATCCAGAGGTCAGTGAGTAAAAGATTACCAGGTATTCTTGCCTCATCTTGGAACTCATCAAAGACATGACCAAACTCCTCCATACATTCTACAATAGGAAACATCTTAGTGCCAAATGTAGTAAAGAGATTGCAGTTCCACCCTTCAGGTGTACTGGTCTCTAGTTTGTGTTCCTCATAATACTGTTCAACCCTCTCCTTAATAGGAGCATGATCTTCTATATGATATCTGAATATCTTAGTAGGAAATATATCAACCTTCACCGTGACCTCCGTATCTAAATTCCTCACCAGCAGCCCAGTCTAACTTCTCCATCACTTCGGACGTGAAGTATTTTTCGGGATCTTTAAGCATAGCAGAAGGATAAACGGAGCTATCGCCGACAACAATGCGGTTGCCTTTACGAGTGAAAACTCCGTACTTCTCACCAAGTTCCAAGAGTCCATAGTATTTGTCAAGTCCTCGCTTGTCATAAAATAAACGAATAGAAACTTGAGCATTCTCTTTAGACAATCGTGACTTAGCAGTCTTAGCTTTAATAATGTTGCCTACCACTTCCTTACCATCCTTCTCCTTAGACTTGGATAAGTATATTATAGTAGAAGCAGCGTACTTAAGTCCACTACCACCGCCCATTTCTTTGGTTGGCACATAGGCACCGACCACATCATATGTATGGTTAGTTACCAGCATAGGGACATTTGCTTTACCTAACTTCAAGGTGAGTACTCGGAAGATCGCTTTGACCACCTGTGCTCTAGTCATATCCCTAGTGTCCTTACCCTCTGCTGAGTCTGCTAGTTCCTTAGAGGTGGACAACATACCCAGAGAATCTAAAACAAACATTAAGGGTTGTCTCTTCTCTTTGGGTTGTTCTAAATATTTGTCTAAGATTTGTATTGCTTGTGTTCTAAACTCCTGTACTGTAGTCACAGGTACTAGGATCATCCTACTGGTATCAACCTCACGTTCCTCCATCATCTGTTTAGAGATGGCAGACTCTGACTCGAAGTATACTACTCCAGCATTCTTATTCTGCTTAAGGAAGTTCTCAACTATTCCAAGACAGAAGAAGGTCTTTCCTGTAGAGGATTCACCAGCGATGGCGGTAATTTTATTGGCAGGGATACCACTGTTAATAGACCCACTAACAAGAGCGTTAAAAATATAACTCCCAGTATCCACATACCCTCCGATGTCTCCGACTGATCCGTCTGAGAGGAGTCCTGCGTAGTCGTTACCTATTTCTTTAACGACATCCTTTAAAAAACTCATGTAAATAAAAATTCAAGTGTTGATGTCTTCTCTGTCTCCCATCCTATCACGTTAGTGATGATCTGTAAAGGGTCGAGGAAACTTTTCTGGAACTGTGCCTTACGATCTATACAACGTTCAAGTTCCAACTCCCTAGGAAATGTATTCAAAAATGATATGACATTCTCTCTAGTGTAGTTCTTATTATCCTTCTGCTTCAAGAACAAATACTTTATCTTCTCACCCTCTTGTACTAAGGGGTATTTGTGTTCGAGTTTTTTCTTAGCGACATAAAAATTATATAAGAGAGTTCCACGAACATGTAACGGGCATCCCTTTGAATACACGTCTGTTGTTGATTTGTATTTCTTGATTCCATTGACCGACCTAGGAAATGCAATGTCTTCAGGCGGTAACGAATAGAACTCATCCTTGAATCTATCTATAAAGGTTACCAACTCGTCCTGCTCACCTGACATCATGATGTCAAGAGCATCTTTAATCGCTGTCCTACATGGTGATGGTGTTGATGACTTGACTGCCTCAATACCCATCATCTTAAGCTTAGGTTTATTATACCTAACACCTTCACTGTCCCAGACATTCAAGATGTATCTCTTCTTCGCAGTCCAGATACCCCTAGCAGCAATGTTCTCCCTCTTCATGGACATCTTTTGGTCATAGGCATTTACATAGTCTGCTAGTTCCTTATACGACCTATCAATGAATGGTTCGATCTTCTCCTGACATGCCTTGTCGAGGAAGTTGACGATCTTCTCCTGTGATACTTCTTTATCACCAAAAACTGTAGATACCAAGCGGTCCAAATTAAGGTAAATACTATCGGTATCACTTGCGATGACATAATCTTCTCCCTCTGTATTCAATAACTTATTAAGGTACTCATTCATCTTATTCTCTATCCATCTGATAGAGACCTGACCTGATAGAGTAATCGCCTCAGCATTAGCAAGGTTATAATATCTAAAGTACTGGTTACCAATGGCACCATAAGCAGAGTTCAGTTGGATCTTACGAGCCATCTGAATGTTATTGTACTTACTAATCTGCTTCTCTAATTTCTTACTAGGATTCTTTTCATACTCCTGCTTTGCCATAAGCATGAGCTTCTTACTCTGTACACGTTCATCGTATATCTTCTGCATTATCTTAGGCAAGAATCCTCTTATGTCCTTACGATACTGTGCTCCATTAGCACACGTAGAGTACTCAGGATTAATAGGACACTCTTGGTTTAAGATCCTTTCAACATTTGCACTGGCATGTCTAGTCTCCCGGAGGGTTTCTGGACTGATATTGTACTGCATAATAAGATGAGGGTACAAGCTATTAAGGTCAAAACTGACCACCCAATCATAGCGTCCTGGTTTCGGTTCCTTGACATAAGCCCCTGCGTACTGTTGATTCTTATCTGATCTTTTTGTTGGTGGAACTACGATGTTCCTCTTACCTAGGAAATTATATATGAGTGTGTCCCACATACGAACCTGATAGTAAACATCCTTCATATTAACCTTAGCATCATACGCTAAAGCAATAGCAAGTTCTACCAGTTTCATCTTGTCTTCTAGTTGAGAGACAAGTTCAACGTCCTTGATGTTGTAGTCAATAAACTTCTGCCAGTCCTTAGTATAGAACTCCTTAAAGTTCTCGAACTCACTGTGATCCAACTTCTGTTGTCCCAGTTCTACAAAAGCAATATGATCTAACCTGTATGATTCCTGATTAGTATAAGTGAACTTCTTATACAAGTCAAGGTAGTCCAGCACATTGATACCATACATGTTGTATATGATCTGCTGACGACCCTTTATCTCCATCTCCTCTCGGTGTACTATACCCCAAGGAGACATCATCCTCATCTCTTTGTTACCAAAGAGTCTCTCCATACGTCCACAGATATATGGTACGTCATATAGTTCTACATTCCAACCAGTAAGAACATCTGGGAAATCAGTTTGCCAGTAAGCAAGAAAGCTGCGTAGCAGATGTTCTTCACCGTCGCACAAAATGAACTCAACGTCCTCACGATCCGTCTTATAATCCCTCGTCCCCCATACTTTAAGCTTACGGCTAGCATAGTCCTGTACTGTGATCGATAGTAATGGTTCCGCACATTCACGTACGTTAGGAAAGCCATTCTCACATGCAACCTCAATATCGAGCGACGTAATCTTAAGTGCTTTGAGATCGTAATCCACCTCATCCTTAAACTCCGACGAGATGTATTGATATAGGAATCTATCATACCCATGAACCTCAAATCCATCTACATCCTTATATTTGTCTCTAAATTCACGTGCCTCCTTGACAGTATTGAATTGTATAGGCTTGGCAAATCTACCGTCCAAGGTTTTATACTTGGTCTCGGTATTGCTAACCACATACAAAGTAGGTGAGAACTTAAACTTCCTTTGGATACGTTGTCCATACTCGTATCCCAAATAGAGGAGATCGTTCCCGACTAATTGAACATTGGTGTAGAAACTCATTCAGTGCAAGTCTTATACTTCTTAAGGAGTTCATCCTTTGGTTCTAAGATTGTAGCAATAGTATCAGAATAAATCAACACGTCATCGTCCACTGTGTGAAGTGGCCATGGTTCTAATGTACCATCCTCCCTCACCATAAATGGTTGTTCTAAATGAGCAGCAGGTTCTTCCTCAAGTGTCTCGATCTTGCTGATCAGGTACGTCCCCGACTTCAGTAGTATCAGTTGTGTCTCCAACTGACTCGCTAGTTCCTTCGCCATCGTCAATCTCTTGTAATAATTTATCTGCTTCTTCAAACATGTCATCAAGATCCTGCTCCTCATAACTGAGATTGAATCTCTCCTCATGCTTCTTGAAATTCTCTTCGTACCTAGCCTCGTCTATAGCAGAAATATACTGGGCATTAATAGCATCCAGTGGTTCATATACTGTGACCACATGACTGCCTGGTAAAAAGAAGTCCTTGTCTTTGCTCAAGGGAGCCCAAGGAAACCACTCCAACTGATACCCTTTATCACCACCAGCAGTGCTGACAATATCAAGTCGAAATGGTTTATGCATATGATACCCAAGAGGTTTCTCAGTCTCAGGCTCAATTATTTCTTTTACCTCAGCGATGACTTCCTCACCTGTCCTAAGCATTAATAATTTTATACTCATACTACCGTTCCATCAGGAGCTATGATCTCAGGAATAGTAGTTGCTACTGGTGCTCCTTGATCACCTTGCTTCTTACGTACGTTACTTAAGTATGTGTGAAGTAAACTAGGTGCTGGTTCCATTATAGAAACAACATAGTCTGGTTGGATAGCAATCCTTGTGTCAATGGTGAAAGGATTCCAAGGTGTGTACCTTATCTTAATCTCCTGATCCTCAAAGGTTTCTGGATCAGTCACCTGTGATGGTTGCTCTGAGATCTCTACCTTATAAGGGACAGTCATCAAGTATGCCTGTCTGTCACCAGAGTCTTTATCAACTGCTTCCTGTAAGTCACAGATGACAGTATCACCATCTCGTGTCAGAAGTAACTTAATTCTTGATTCGTCAATCATGGCGTAGTTCTTTGTACTAACATTATAGAGGGGAGCTAACATAATGTCAAGCTCCCCACATCGTTACGTTATTTATGACACGGGTAGTGCCGCAGTTACATCATAAGTGATTCGCTTCTGATGATCTGGTACCACTTTTTCCAGATTAATTTTCAGAAGTCCATCGGTGAACGTAACACCTGCGACTCTTACATCGTCACCCAACTGCCATGTTGTCTTGAAGGATCGTTGGGACAATCCTCTATGAACATATGTTCTCTCAAGATCTTTGTCCTTAATCTTTGAGGCAACTGTGAGAACGTTCTGTTCAGTAGTAACTTCGATCTGGTCTCTCTTAAAGCCAGCAAGTGCGACTTCAATGTCGAAGTTAGTAGAGTCATTCTTTATAATATTGTAAGGGGGATAGCTTGTACTGTGACCATGATAGGACTCAAGTCTGTCGAATAGGGTTTCTAATCCTACTCCAAACGGTGAGTAATCGAATCCAGCCAATGCTGATGCTCTGTTAGGCATGATAGTAGCTCCTTTAATAAGCGAGTTTATGTTGTGTGGACCCTTTCGGCATCCATAACTAATTATAACATGACATAAAAAAAGAGGGGTGTTGAAACCCCTCTCTATCACTACGGTTTTTACGCCTTCTTCTTACCAATGTTGTACTTAGACTCTAGAGTCCATCCACCCTTGTCCTTATAAGACAAGACTTTAATCTGACTCAAGGGAGCAACATCAACAACATCATCTGAATTGTTTATGCTTACTAATCCCCAGTCACTAAGTAACTGAATAATTCTGTTCCTTCTTTGGACATCATTAAGAGAAAGGTTCGCAGACTTACCATCAAGTGCGAACAGTTCTTTAAAATGTACAATGTAATATCTTCCCTGCTTATGCAGGATGTGGCATGACTGATATAGTTTCTTTTCCTTTCTAGAAGCTACACCAATACGTGTTAGTGTTTCCCTTACCTTAAGAAAATCATCTGGTTCACTTAAAGTCACCTCTACCATCTGGTCAGGAGTCCATTTAACTTCCTGTTCAGTGAAAGATGTTGTCATCTCCTTCCTCCCGTGTCATGCTTTTGCCTAATAAAATCTAGTTGGGTTTTGGTGAGAAGTTTAAGGGCGATCTTTGCTTTGTCATTACTATAACCATAATGCTTTTTAACAAGATCCAGATCTTCAATCTGTTCCTTCTTCAACCAAGGGGTGAAACGCTTACGTTTCCTCAAAGTATTTAGCAAGAAGTCATATTGAAGACGGTTAGGCAAGTGTGTTGCCTTGTTCATCTCGTTTGCATATAAGATACTATCAACATGACCAGACAGACATCTATTAACGACGTAACTAGGATAAGACTTGATGCGATCAGGATCCTCAAGATATAGATGTTTCTTAGTGGTGTTGATGGAAGTAAGGATGTCAGATAATTCACTGCTCATAATATAGGTGGGGATTCAAAATCGTAACTGTGGTCTGGTGTGATATTCATAGAAAGTATCACTCTCCTTCCAGTAGTATAGTTAGGTTCAGTCTTATGACGCAACCAACCAGGAAAGAATATCACATCACCTTGAGATACATTAATGCGTCTCCAAGGTTCTACGTTCATGGGTTCTGATGCTCTGATCTCTGTAAGAGGATCTCTTATGAGCAGTTCACCTGAACCTTCTGGTTTTAATATGTATGCTGTGGCTACAACACAAGGACCGTGCTGATGTTCGTCAGTCCAGTCCCCTTCATAGTGTTCATTATACCATGAGTTAGATATAAAGAAAGGATAGTTATCATACTTCCATGCTTGTTTAAGGTACATCATCTTCTCTCTAAGATAATTGATGTACGTATGATTACCATCATTATTGTGGGGGAAGTGATGACCTGGTACACCCACTAGATTGGCAGTAGATCTACCACCATGTTCTATGCTGGTCTGTACCTCATACTGATTAACCAACCCAAAGAGTTGGTCAGCAATCTTAACCTGCTCATCAGTATTAAAATCAAACCTATCCCTATAAACATAAGGATAGGATACTCCAACCTGCTTCATGTAATTATTCTCCGAGGACCATTAACACCAGTACCATGCTGATTGATCTCATAGATGGCAACAGAGCCACTGTTCAGAGTGACATGTACCTCATCACCATTGATGAGAGCCTGTGTACATCCAGTACCAAAGACCTGAAGGATGCCTCTCCTTGTATGATACAAAGAGCAACGTCCGTTCTTGACTCTGACTCCTAAGCTTCCTTCTGACATGTGTAGTTCGTTAGTAAAAGTTCACGTCTGGCCTTCTGGTCTTTCATGTAGTCACCAGTAGAGCGCATCGTGTACGTGTGATCCCAATCATAAGCCTTCCACTCCCAAAAACGATCCCTGATCTCCTTATTGTCATTATATGAAATCATTACGTTCCCGATTGTATCATCCATTACATTTGCGAACCTCTCATGGTCGAAACCCTTATGTAACTTACCCTTCTCTCCATAGAGGAAGTCTTTAATACTGTAAGGTGGGTCAGCATATATGAATGTACTGTACTCGCATGTAAGCTTAACACTATGACCTGTACAGTCCTCTACAAGGTCAGCGTAGTCTACGCAGGTGATCTTCCAGTCCTTGATAATCTCACTGTAACCAGGGAGTTTATCTATCCCTCTCATAGTCCAGTTATTATTAGATGCTTGAGGTGAAAATGATGAGGACTCAGTAAGACCACTGAATGAACACTTGTTTACAATATAAAAAGCAACTGCTCTGTCAATGTCATCACCATCAAGAAGATTCCCTTTACTATCATTAAACAAACCTCTTGCTTTATCTGGTGTATTATATTCTTTCTTAAGATCTGCTAAGTCTGATGATATTGTTTCTCCATGATCTCTTAACTGGATCCAGAAGTTCACCAGTGGTTCATACAAATCATTAACCCAGACAGGTATACCAGGGTACTGTTTGGTAATAGCTATTGCCATACTACCACCACCTAAGAATGGTTCTCTGAACTCAGAGATATCTTTAGGTAAGAACTCAAATAATTTAGGAACTGCTCTTGACTTACCACCTGGGTAACGAAGAGGAGTTTTCAAAGCTTTGCTCATGTCAAATGTATGTTGCGACTAGGACAATACGGCGATCCCCTGGTGCGGGTGGTTCCATATTATGTAGACCTCTGAACTCTATTATATCATCTTCAGAGGGTGAATGTACACCCCTCACGTCACCACTATACACACTGGTACAACCCTGTTGGAAACTACTAAGATATATTAACAGGTTGTGGTGAGGGAAGTCATGGTCTCTATGGATAGGTGAAGATGTACCACCAGTATAGTGTGTACAGTTCACATTGATCCTTAAGACTGCCTTAACATCTATTTCATTATGATCGAAGATCTCTTTAAGAACTTCATTAGAATGTACAAGGTATTCTGACTGCTGAGTGGACATAAACATACCATCAAAGCCTGGTCGGGCTAAAATGGTATGGCTATAGTAAGGTGGTGTTGCCTCATCACCTTCAAAATAATTCCAAGAGAAACTTGGTGATTGTATGTCAGACTTGAACCTCTGGTAAACTTGGGTACAAGGATTCTTTAGGATATTAATCAAGCCCATTTCATTTAAAATTACACTCCACCATTATTTCTGTGAGTGCTGCGAGTAAGTTAATTTCTTGATCTGCCACAAAAGCAATCTGATATTGGTACTTGGCAATGACAAGTACAGCAGAAGGGATACTGCTAGGCTCCAAGTGAGTGTATAAAGCATCGTATAGTGATCTAAGTATCATGTTAGGGTCATTGTCTAGATTGTCAACTAACCACTTACGTACATTACCATAGTCCTTTCTCTTAAGAAATCCAACTAGAGCATCCACGTTAGAGTTACCTACGTTAGCAAGTATACCATTATCAATGGTACCACTTACTGAGTATCGCTGACATTCATTAAGTACTCGTCTCCAATCTGGGAAATATCGTTGAATGAGTTCTGCGACGACCCTCTTATCAAAACTAATCCCTTCACCGTCCAAGATGTTGTTAAGTCTGTTGAAGAAACTAGCAGCGATCTGTTGCTTCTCATTTTTATCAATGGCGAAGTCGATACATGAACAGCGGGAATGTAGGGGGTCAATTATCTTGTTCTTAAAGTTACACGTGAAGATGAACCTACAATTTTTGTGAAACTCTTCCACGAACGCACGTAATAATAACTGAACGTCGTGGGTTGTGTTGTCTGCCTCATCGATGATGATGACTTTGTGAGCAGAGCTGCCCAGTAAGGAAACAGTTGATGCAAAGTTTTTGGCTTGGGATCTGACTGTATCCAGAAACCGTCCTTCGTCCGAACCATTAATGACATAGTAATCTACTCCGATCTCTTTACATAATGCCTTGGCTACCGTGGTCTTACCTATGCCAGCAGTACCAGATAATAATAGATTAGGGATCTCACCCTTCTGTACAAATTCTTTGAAGGTATCCTTGATACGTTTAGGTAGGATACAATCATCAATCTTCTGAGGTCGATACTTCTCGACCCATAAGAAATCACTCATGATAAAACTGTGTTAATAAGAATCCGAGTCTGGTGGTCGGAAGGAGAATATCCAGTATGGACATAACTCCCATCAAATAATACCATACGACCTGGCTTAGGTGCAATGGTTGTCTTAATTTTCATATCAGTAGGGTAAGACTTTGCCCACTCCTGCTGATGGTCATAGATAACGGTGTCTCCATCGGTCTCATTTAGGTATACTATAGAGGCAATGTGAGGTGTGTCAATATCTATATGTGGTGGATGTAAATAGTGGTCATGTAAGACAGTCATGTCCAATCTACACCGTAAAATATGCTCCGCATGGGCATAATCCTTCAACTGATAAATCAAGGGTGCTACAAGCGTTGCTAGGGGCGACTGATCGAACTGATCGGGTTGCCATGGTGGTACAATTCCAACAGAGAATCCAAAGTCTTCCACCTTGTCTGTAGCATAGGTAGATAAAGATTGTGATGACTGTATAAACCAAGGACATTTCTCTCCTATGGAATCTTGTAATGCCCTCAGGTATGAGGGCGATACAAAGTCATCAACTATTTCAATATCAATCTTCTTCATAAGATGAATCAGGTTCTAGTGCTATAAGATAGGTAACGTTATCGGAACTAATCCAACGACTAACACCAGACTTACTAACCTCTACATGATATCCAGTAACAATTGCTTGTGACTGTTCAATCTTACTGATATTCTCAGACTTAAGATTGAATTGGAACTTAGCATCAGTCTCACCTACATCAATAGAATAGGTATTAGATGAAGCATTCTCACGATCAGCAACAACCACCTGTATAGTACCATCATTACTAATGATAGAGAAATCATCTATGTTACCATAGATGGATAGAGCCTGACTCAATGATCTGATCTGACCAATAGAGATATCAAACTCACAATCTACACTAGGAAGTTCTGGTAACTTCTCAGGTGGTGTGACCACGATTGAAGGATCAGCAAAGAAATACTTTGCTTCAGTATTCCTTCCCTTAATAGTGACAAAGGATTCGTTTTCAAATTCTAAGTCAATATTCATGTCCTCAGATAGAGAACATATCTTAAGGAACTCATCCAAATCATAGATGGCAAAATCCCTAGGAAATGTTTCCTCAACCTCTGTACTTGCTAGTACATTCTTCTGAATAGACAGTGTAGATAACTGACTACCTTGCTTGATCCGTATAGATCTGTTAATTGATGTAAGATTTCTCAGAACCTTATACGTACGATCAGAAAGTTTCATAGGGTGTAGTGTCTTCACGATTGTCTTTGTTAATAAAATGATGTAATAGAACGCAGTAATGAATTGCCTTTAAAATGTCGTGTGATGGACGACCTTTCTTGTCATATCTTGACAAGTATTTGATCGCATTACTTCGACAAAAAGCAGGGGCATCACCAGTTGCTTCGATGAGATCAAGGGTCTGTATGTTAGTCCCTTCACTGGTGTAATGTCCCTTGTAAGTGCTGGAGATATACTCTCCTGCCTTCTTAAGGATCTCATCCTCATCATACTTACAGCGGATGGACTGATTGTCCATCCCTGCTTCTGGTGTACTCTTTTCCATACTTTCTAGTGATTCCTGGAGCATACCCCACGCATTTGTTTGGTTATCCTTACTCATTATAGGCTTGATCCTCCACTTTGTCAAATTCTACATCAGCATCCACTTTGTCATACAACTCTTGGAATGCTCTACTGGTCTCTTCATCGAAACGAGAGATACAGGTGGCAATTGCCTTTGCCTTATCACCAAAGATTTGGTAGGCACGGGCTATGTGAACAAGACGACGTGTACTAATGACCTCATCGATGCCACCATCCTTGAACGTTTTACGGATGATGTCTGCCCAGTCACATAAGTTCTTGACATAACCCTCATCCTCACAATGATAACCAAGTATCCTTGCTTCAGTAACTGGACTAGGATACTCTTGCTCAAAGGTTAATGGGAATCTCTCAAGGAATGCTTCATTAAGTACATTAGTACCAACGAATCTACCATCCTCGGATCCTTTACCCTTAGTGTTAGCAGTAGCAACTACAGTGAATCCATTAGTAGGTTTCACGTAGCGTCCTATCTTCTTAAGGAAGACACCTTTACCCTCTAAGACACTCTGTAAGCAGAGAATCTTATTAGATGCTAAGTCCACCTCATCTAAGAGAAGAACAGCACCACGCTCTAGTGCCTCTATCACAGGACCATTATGCCAAACAGTGTTCCCATCAACAAGACGGAACCCACCAATAAGATCATCCTCATCAGTTTCAATAGTAATGTTAACACGGATCAATTCTCTATTCAAGACAGCGCAAGCTTGCTCTACTGAATAAGACTTACCGTTACCTGATAGACCAGTGATGAATACTGGGTAGAAGGTCTTGGATTTAATGACCTTCTTAAGATCAGAGAAGTTACCAAAAGGTACGAACTCTTCGTCCTTGAATGGTACTAGGTTCTGATCAACTCTCTCTACTGTAGCAGGAGATTTCGTAAGTGTCTTTTCTAATGCTTCACGTACTGTAAGATTCCATTGACCACGTTTGCCCTCTACTTTATACTTACGTAATTGTTTAGCAAGGGTAGGATAGGTCAATCCTTGAGCAGCACAGTACTCACGTACTTGTGCGGCATCGATACTGTCCCCATACTGAGAACGAAGTTCGGATGCTCTGTCGAGTTTCTTAGCCATTGGGGTTTGTTTCGTATGTACTTACAATACAGTACCAAGAGGGTATTGTAAGCCACTTAGGGACACTTATTTGATCGTCACATTCGATCCAGCATAAGTTCCTATGGTTCCTCGGATGAAAACATCAAAGGCAACACACCAACGTACGTTCCCTGACTCGTTTTTCTCCACGTTATGTATAAGTTGTGAAGGAAATATTAAGATTTGTCCATTGGTAGGGTGGCACCTCCACGACTGCATGGTGAACTTGTTAAACATATGTACATCAGGTGCTAGCGTAGGCATGAAACAGTTAGGATGTAACTGTCCCTTCTCCATAACCACATCACCACTCTTCTCAAACACATCAAGATAATATATCCCTGAGAATATACTATTCATATGACAGTGATTCTGTGCCCAGTCACCAGGTAGGTGCTGAACACCCCATCCTCTAAGTAAATCTAGGTACACATGAGCAGAAACATTCAACTGACCATAAGCAAAATACTTAACAGCATTTTTAATCTCATGGTACAGTGATCTGAGTTCATCATACTCCCATATATTCCTATTGTTAGAAATATAACCATTATCTGTGGCAGTACGATCATAGTCTAATGTCTTAACAAAATCAAGCCACTCTTTCTGTACTGGGATGTGACTCTCCAGTACAGGGGTGGGAAATAATTGATGTACCTGAGGTTTCATGCTATCAATGCTATAAATTCATTCAATATTCTCTTACTTGATTTCTTATTCTTAAGAGACTTCTTAAATGCTCTAGTAATATCACCCTTCTTAGCATCTTCTTTCACTTCAAACTCATTCTTAGTCTCATCGAATGTATTACTATGGATATAGAGTGATCTAGTATAAGCAGAAGTCTGATCAATGAATGATCTATGCTTCTTCCACTCAACCTGAGACCTCTGTCTATCTTCCCATGTTTGCTTAGTCTGTACTCTACTCCAGTCATTACCATTAATCAAACGTATGCTAATGATAGATGCTTGAGGGAAGTTATCACGTAGATTCTGTACCCATGGTGATGAATCGCCATAGTAACACTGTCTGTGATTGAATGCTGGATAGATTCTACCTATCTTACGATCACGTAATTGACATCCATGTATATCTCTAGGGAATAATTTATCCTCTGAACTTATTCCTAAAGATTCTATGTCCCATGCGTGTCTAGAAGGTGCCCATCTTTGTACACCACTTCCTTCTCCATCAGTTAGGTTGATAACATGTACCTTCTCAACCTTATTAGTATTCTGAAACTGAGGAATGACCTGCTTCATAGCAATGATCGCTTCATTAAGAGGGGTGCCAGAGAGATAAAGTCTGCTAGGTATTCCATAACGTGTATGGTGACGAACCGCATGTGACATTCTGAATACATTTCTACATGCTCTATCTAAATCCTTAGTCTTTGCTTTACTTGTTATCAAGTTGAGCAAATTAAACCCTGCTATTCTGATATCACCCTCCTTTTTAGGTTGCTTATACCAGCAATTCTCACCCCTTTCCCACTCATTAGTAAAAGCATAGACTTCAAAAGGAATCTTAACTTTACGACAGAATGATACGAGGTTAAGTAACTGCTTTACAGTATCATGTAAGACCATCTGCATAGATCCAGACCAATCTAAATTAAATATTAGACCATGGTTCTTACCATCAGCAGTAATTCTTATCTTCCTGAAAATATCGTCATTATATTTGTAAGTGTGAAGCTTCGTTGTATCGAGAACCCCAGTGCGACTAACAGAACTACGAGCATGACTCGAAGCTGCCTTACGACACTCGAACTCTTTAACCAAATAGTTGACTTCACGGTTTGAATTAATTTTGTACTGATTATATGCTTCATTGACTTGATCAAATGTATCTGGACGAGAAAAGAACTCTTTCCAATAATCTTCTAAGCACTTATGAACCTCTTCACTACTAGCAATTATCTGTTTAAGATCTAACTCTGGAAGTTGTACATAATTTATGATAGGAGCAGAAGAATCAACAAGGTCTTGGATAGATTCAGACAAAGTGGAATCTGTTTTTGCTTCCAAGTCTTCTTCATGTCTTTCACCACCACGTTGGGCACTTGAATCAGCAGCACCTTCATCATGGTTAAGGTCTTGACTCTCTGGTTCAGTTTCAGAACCGTCCTGATCCCCTTCTTCTGTAGTTTCTGTATTAGATTCGTCCGATGACTGTTGGGTAGGCGGTACTTCATCCGATTGCAAGCTACCGTCAGGCTCTTGGGAATCGGTAGGAGTCTGAGAAGGTTGATTCTCCTTCTGCTTCCTGTCATATGTATACAAATCCTTAGCATACTGAAGGACTTCTTCAAATGTTTCTAGATCCCATCCTGTAAGTTTATAAGTCTCCTCTTCTTCAGTGAAAGGTACATCAATAAAGTGACCAATCTTGAAGAAAATATTAAGACGATCAGCAAGTGAGAAGTCATTAAGATCTTTACCCTCTAACTGGAAGAAGTCTTCAGCAGAGAACTTCTCATAACCTTTACGGAAGGTCTTAGGTAGTCCAGCGTACCTACGCTTCATCAATTTCTCAATTCTTATATCTTCAGCAACATTCACATAGGACTGAGGTACAGAACCAACGTGATCCCATGTATTAGGGGTGTATAAAGCATGTCCAACCTCATGTGCGATGAGCATATCCAACACTTCATTGGATGCTTTCTCCCACAATGGTAGGGTGAGGACTCTACGCTCTACATCAAACTGTGCTGTCTCTACCTGACGGTGCTCTACGATCAGATCTTCCTGAGCAAGCAGTTTAGCAAGTTGTCCTTTGACTTCAAGCATGTGTTTCCTCGTGTATGTACATACAATAATACCCCTTCCGTTCGGATGGGGTACTTAGTAGACACTTTATGAACTGGTTCCTAGCTTTCTTCGCTTGACGCAGTGCTTGTGGCTTTAGGTGGCGTTTCTTTTCCTTTTTGGAATGATGCTGCCAATTGGGAACTTTCATGGAGCTTCTCCAGTGCTTGCTTTAACTCAGGGGTCTCCTCCCACGACCATTCCTGGTTGTGCTGAGGGTTCTTTTTAGTGATTGTATGGGTTCTAATCATAATATGGGATACGCAAGGTGATTTTATTTATATGCCACTTTCTTCAGTGGTCACTGAGAAGTTCTGTTTCTTCTCTACTCTAAGGATCCTCTCGAACTTGTCCTGAAGGACATCAGGTTTGTGAGATATGATGAATACATTTGTACTATCGTTAAATGCTCTCAGGATTTTCATGAAATCATAGGTACCTGCTATGTCAAGGGAACTGTCAAAGATCTCGTCCAGTATCAACAGGTTAGTATTGGCACTGTTCTTCATCTTAGCTATGGTTCTCCATGTAAACAGTAGGGCAAGGTCGATCCTCATCTTCTCACCCTCTGAGAATGAAGCATAGCAGAACTCATCCCTGAACCTAGACTTAATGGTCTCTTCAAACCCCTCATCTAGTTCAAAGGATACGTAGAAATCAAGGTCATTGAGGTACTTATTGATCATCTTGTTCATGATCGGTAGGTACTTCTTAATGATCTGACTCTTGATACCTGTGTCTCTAAGGAGTTGAGAAGCAACATCGAAGTTATCTCTCTTCTTCCTAGCCACAGACATAGTTTCCTCTGCTTCTAGTCCCTCTTTTGCTAGTTCCCTAAGGTTCTTCTGCTCTCTCTTAAGGTTGCCTGTACCTTGGCAAGCAATCTCCTGTTCAATTTTCTTAATGGACTTCCTCTTCCATCCAATCTCTCTATTATTAGTGGTTATCTGGGTGTGTAGTTCCCTTATCTGCTTGAGTACATCCCTTTTCTTGTCCAGTATACCAGTAATGGCCTCTATTTCTTTCTTGACTTGGGATGTTCCCTCTGTAAGTTCTTGAAGCTGTGTGCTAATGCTTCCTTTCTTATCTGACCGTAGGCTATCAGGGATTCCTTGCCTGCAAGTTGGACAATGATCATGCTCATCAAAGAATGTCAACTCCTTATTTAGTCTATCTGCTTTATCTTCAAACTTAGCTTCAAAGAGATGGAACTCACTTAACTTCTTATCAACATCACCGAACTCATCAACCTCTTTCTCTAAAGATGAGACACTCTCAGATCCAGATTGGATTAATTGTTCAAGACTGAGAATATCTGTCTCTAAAGATTCGATGTCAGACCTCTTGACTTCCTGATTAGACTTGGTTTGCTGCTTAATGTCAGCAATAAATCTCTTCTGGATGTCAACCTTTTCCTTTATAAGGTCAAGGGTGTACTGATGTTTGGTAAGTGAGTCCTTAACTCCCTTTGCCCTCTCCTTTAGTAGGGTATTCATCGTAGAGAAGATCTTAATATCAAGGAGATCCTCAATAACTTCTCTACGATTGGGGGCAGTCAACTGCATAAACGGAACAAAGGTGCTACTACCTAGTATCACCACCTGTGTAAAAGACTTATAGTTAAGCTTCAATACAGACTGTTCCAACCAGGTTTGTTGGTCCCTTTGGTTGGACTCTTGATTTAGTACCGTACCATCTCTAGTGATCTCAAAGACATTAGGTTTTATTCCACGCTTGATAGACCAGTCGGTAGAACCGATTGAAAAATCAACCATAACAACAGTATCCTTCTCGTTGACAGCATTGATCAACTGAGACTTTGATATCTTACGAAACGGTTTGTTGAACAGGACAAAGCATATAGCATCTAGCATCGTGCTCTTCCCTGCCCCATTAGAACCGACAACAAGTGTCGATGGAGAACCATTCAAGTCAATTTCAGTGTAAGAGTTACCAGTAGAAAGGAAATTCTTCCATCTGATAGTCTTGAATATAATCATGATTTAGACAAATTAAAAATCAGGAGGGATTACAATCTGATCTGGAGTGATCACATAGTATGGGTGATTGCGCTCTATACAAGCACCAATCGCTTCTCTCTCGCTCACTTCCACCACACTCATGAGTGGGTAGTCGTCGGCCTCTAATAAACCAGCATAGCGCATTGCGTCGTCTTTGTCAACAAAAAGGTAAAGTGTCTTCCCAGTCTCTTCTTCTACTGAGTAGGCACCCTCATCTTCTTTACCTTTTAATGCTAGGACAAACACTAGACTTGCTCCAACGCTTCTACATATAATGATTTTAGAAGGGTCTTGATACCATCCTTGTCTTGGTAATCCATGCCGTCAACATAGTTCTCAAGAATTGTCAGGGTATCCTCCTTCTCTATATCTAGGCTATCGTCCAGTTCTGAATCAAGTGAGGAATCCTCTACCACCTTGATCTCATGCACCCCGTGCACGTATAACTGACTGATAAAATATTCAAACTTAGCAGAGTCTGTCTTATTTTCTACGATAACCTTAACAACCTTACCTGCGTACTCTTTAGGATCAGGTAGCTTCCTCTCATCATAGAACACCTTAGAGAACATGGTGTAAGGGTTGCGAATAAACTCCTTCTCTAGGGTATCTGTATCATATACATGGAACCCTCTGTCATCACCCCAGTCATTCCAGTAAATTTCATAGGGGTTACCTAAGTAATGGAACTGATCCTGACTAGATTTCTTATGGTAGTGACCTGAGAAGACCTGCTTAAACTTCTTAAGGGCAGTTATAGGAGTACCATGGGTCATTACATACCCTTTGTGTGCTTCAAAACCATTGAGTTCCAAGTGACCCATAGCCACCTCACAATCTGTGCTCTCTATGAGGTCGAAGGTGCCCTCTGTGTTCTCTGAATTGATCCAAGGTATGAATAGTATAGGTAGTCCACCTATTTCTACTTCTGTAGCATTCTCATATATGTGTACGTTCTCATACTCTCTCAAAAAATTATCAAGAGTGTTAATCTTATTAGTATCCTTGTAGTATGCTGTATGATTACCCACAAGGGAATGAACTTCGACCCCCATTTTTTGTAGGCGGTTAAAGTAATTATTTCTTGCCCAGTTAGCTGCCCATATATCTACATTCTTTCTGTTATCGAATGTATCTCCAAGATCTAAGACTACCTCTATCTTATTCTTCTCTAAGAAAGGGAAGAATATATCATCATAAAATCTTTGGAAGTTGTCATGAAAAACTCGACTAGACTTCCTCGCACCAAAGTGCTGGTCAGTTATTATAACTAGCTTCAATTGCTTCTTACTTGTACGTTTTCCTTAATGGTATTCATATCTGAATAACTTTCAGTGCCATCTGTATGGAACACCTGATCGAAACCAGACTTAGTAATAATTTTATTCTTAATCTCTAACTGTCTCTTCTCTTTAGAGATCCTTCTAAGGAAAGCATAGTAAATGATCTGTGTGAAGTAAGCAAATGGATTGCTTGACTTAGCAGGATCAAAGTTCTGTATATACTGGACACAATTTTCTATTCCATCACATATCATATCCTCTCTGAACATATAGTTCACAAAGTTTGGTTTATACGATAGGTGTGTAGCAATCTTTAGGAAACATTCTCCAATATAGTTAGAGATGCGAGGTCTAGGTGCTTCATTCTCTGCGGCAATCTTACAAGCTGCTTTAAATTCTACTAGAGCCACTAGAAATTCCTTATTATTTACATAGTGCTCTGACTTCTTTTTCATATGGAGTCGGTCTGTATTAACAGTATAGTATGTTAAGGAACATACGTCAAGCTTGACAAGATCAAACTTGAGCTGTAGACTAACTGTGTAGCAGGTTCAGACAAATACTATTGAGACTTTTTATTAAAGAGAGTCTCTAGATGAGTCCTTGCCTGATCCACTGTGCCGACATGTCCTTTTTTTCTAGGAGGACCAACGTCGCCGTCGATTCTTCTGACTGATAAGTCATAGAACAACTTCACTTCTGGATCACATTCTACCACAGTTATAATTTTATTCATAGGAACAATGAACTGTTCCTCTTTTGAAAACTTCATCCAAGGGGATACCTTAGCACCTATTTTATGGTGCACTGTAACTTCTTCAACAATGATAGGGTTATCTAAAATAAGATAATCACCATTGTCATCAGAAACCGATGTCACCTTAGAAAGAACCTCTTCACCAGACACCATCTTGATGGCACCCAGGAATTCTTCGTCGGTTGGCATTTTATTTTGTTCTGAGATTAACGTCAATAAATTCATAGTTAAACGATTCTTCATTATAAATTTTCACCCTCTCAATCAAATGGTTGAGGGTATAATTTCGACGACCACCTGTTGTGATGTCGTCTGCTATATCATATAACACAGCCTTATCTTTGTTCACTCCTTTGCGGAGGACTCTACCGATGGACTGGAGATTTCTAATTCTGGACTTTGAGGGGCTTGCGAACACGACGTTATGAAGATTCCTAATGTTGATACCAGTGCTAAAAGTCCCATAGCTGGCAACAATGATTGAATCTTTTGTTGTTTCAGCGATACGCCTTGCTTTTTCTCGGTCATCTACTTCTACTCCACCGTGGACTAAGAAGATCTGACGATGACCCCCTACTTTTTTATTTATTAAATCGAAAAGTGGGAGACCATGCTTCTCGACATAATTAAAGAGAACTAGAGTGTTACCTTCTAGGTCACATACAAGATTTCGTATGAATCTATTCCTCTGATCACTGCCACAGAGGTATTCCATCTCATCTTGATAGGTTTCAAACTTCTGCTTCTCATGTTTCAGTAGTAATATTTTAATTTCAAACTTAGACAAGTGTCCTTGCTTGATTAATTTCTCTGTCTTGGTTACCTTATTAACTGAACCAAAGACACCCTCTAGAACTAAGCGATTAGTTTCCATACCATCTAAGGTACCAGTGAAACCAATCCTATACTTACAGTCATGAAGTTTATTCATGATACTGGTAAGAGACTTTGCTTTGAACTGATGTGCTTCATCACCTATGATAGCACCGAACTGTTCAAAGTATTTTCTTGGGAGTTTATAGATGGATTGCCAAGTAGTAATAATAACATCCTGCTTAGAAAATGGCGACGCACCACCATATACCTTATGACAGTGTGCCTCTGCGTTCCATCCATAGTCCTCAAAGTCCTTATACATCTGCTCTACCAGTGATGTAGTGGGCACTACTATAAGTGTCCTAAGGTTCTTCCTCTCAAAGAATCTTGTTAAGGCATATATCATTAATGATTTACCTGAGGCAGTAGGTGATAGGAGTAACTTTCTCCTATGCTTCATAGCCTCATAGATTGCCTTGTACTGGTAGTCCCTTACCTTATGTGGTAAGCCAAGAGTCTTTACGAATTCCCCAACTCCCTCAGGAGTAATAAGGTCATCCACTTCTTGTGGTAGTCCGTAGACTTCGTTGTCCACGTAGACATATCTGTACCCTCGTTCTTGTAGAAAAGAAGTAACGTGAGGTAGAAGACCAGCATAAATCTCACCTGTACCTGGACTGAATAGTTTGATTTTTCCATCCCAATAGCGTTTCTTATACGCTGACATGAACTTTGCTTGAGGCACCTCAAAGGTGAACTGGTCTGCCAATTCGTGTCCCACATGGGGTTCGCAATCTATCTTAAGATAGACTTCGTTCTTCTTTTGTATATGGACACTAGACATCATAGCCTTTAAGCATCTTGGCAAACTCAATCGCATTCTTTATTTGAAACGATTGGTTGTTCACTGCCGTAAGGATGCTCTTGAGAGCATCTATCATCTGGTTATAATACTTTAATTTTAGTATTGCTTTCTGATACTTCTCATCGGAGTCTATGTAGATGCCGATGTCTGTCTTTAATAGTTTTATGTGGAAGGGCTTCTCAGACTTTCCAGTATAGAATTCCCAGAGTTCACGGTAAAGTGACTTCAGTTTGATTTCATGCTCATCTCTAAGCATGGTTACTTGGTTAAGTAACTGTAGATATTTAGCGTGCTTCCTTGGGATGTCAAGGGAGTCGTGATCTAGTTTTTCATCATCTAGTTGAGAATCCTTTTTCCAAAGACTCTCGATCAATTCAAGATTCATAACTCATCTAGTATAGATTTACGTTTCTTATACCTCTCTATATATTCCTCTTGGAAGTAGGGTATATATTCCCCACCTACTCCATCAAGATCATGTGCGTATCGAAGTGCCATCCGATCAGTGGTATCACCTAGTCTTCTGTGCTGTAGAATAGTATTGTCAAACAATATCAGATCATTATCATTCTCCCACCAGTAGTCCCAAGAATATTTCTCTAGATCTTTCCTTATCTGAGACAGTATAAGCTCTGAGTCATGCTCACTCATACCTTTGATGTGTGTGACACTATTATAACTGTAATGTAGACCCTTGACACCTCCTGGACTCTGAATAACCATCGGTATCTCAACGTCTGGGTCATGACATATATTCATATTCATGATGAAAGCATCCTGCTCCTCGTTAAGACCAGGGTTAATAGCATATGGTTTGAAATTATGTACCAATACCATCTCATCCAGTTCACTACGGAAGCTATCAGGAAGACTATAATAGTAGTCTGTAGTCGTCTGGAACCCAGTCGCACTCTTAGTCATACCCTTAACACCCAATAGACATACATTAGGTGTAAAACATATATCTCCACTCTCATTACTGTGCCAAGTCAGTTCACCATCAGCAAACATACCAATTCTATTACCATTCTTGTCTCTTATACCAGAGACCTTAAGCATATCACCGTGACGAGACTTAATACCACCCACTCTGATACGAAAATACTCCTTGAGTACCCTTCTATCTGCATCTGATAGAGAAGGATCCTTAAGGAGTTTATAGACATTACCATTTGCTTGGGGATATCGTGCCCACATGAGACGACCCCAATTCAAACGATCTCTACCTAACATCCTCGCCCACTTGAGGTAGGAACGTTCGTCAAGTTTGACATTTCTTATTATGGTAATCAGTTCACGGAGGTGGATCCTTCCTACCTCCATCCATTCATCATCTGTAATCTTTGTAAAATCTAGATCATCAATGAAGACACCCTGACTACCACATCCAGGTATCTTTGTCACCTTCATATCATATACGCTTGCCGTCGCTATCTATAAATTGCATCAAGGTGTACTTGAATGTAGCATCTGCTGTAACGTAGTCTACGTCAGAAGCATCAGCATTAAACCTCACACCTGTCAATGCTGTGGGGAATAAGTTCATGAACACTGCTGTAGTAACTGTATTATAATTACTATCCAATATCATTAATCTGGCATCAGTAGTTGCCTTAGCAAAATCAGTCTGTCTTCCTTTCTCATCGACAGTTGATAGGTAATCAAAGAACTGTTGCTCTGTCTCAGGATTTGTTAGACCTGTTAACCAGTTATAGATCTCATAGTAGTTATCCATGTTCTCATTGATCATGAATGTCAGATTAAGATCTCCCTGTGAGAGTTTATCACCAGGGACATCGTATGCTTTAACTCTATTGTCTATAGTTCTACTACCTATACTCATGTCAGGGATGTTCACTGACTGACAGAAAAAGTCAACAGTGGGTACCCTCTCAATAACAAACTTAAACCCAGTAGGGGATAGAAAGTTCTTACTGTCTGGTGAAAATAGGCGGCTGGTTGTCATTCCCAGTATTCATCTAGTACATCTAATACACTATTTAGGGCTTGCTGGGCTGCCCATCTCTCCTGTCCGTCCCACTCATTGTGCACTCCTTTAGTATCAATACCATGCTTGATCTTCATAACACGTGTGGTCATATCTACTTTACTTACCCTACCGTTCACAGTACCATACCGAATGAAGATCCCTTTGATAAGATACAATCAACATGGTTTGGATGATCGTGGATCCATGGTACGTCTTCTTGAGCAATTCTTCTGGCATCCCAAGAGTCTTCTGCTGTAACGCAGATTTCCTGATGGTGTCTAGTCTGGTCTAAGTACCCTACAGTATAGTGAGTCATTAGCAAGTTCCTAATATGGTTCAAATATTTATTTAATTCTAGCATAAAAAAAGGCACCCGAAGGTGCCTTTGTCCGTATATCGTGACTCGATATCACATTAGGTTAGCAACTCTTACACGTCTGTAGTAAGCGTTAGCACCAACGTTAGAACTATGCTGTGGATCGCTGTTTGAAAGCGCAGTTAGTCCCTTAGCAAATGGGTTAAGAACCATTCCGTAACGAGTCTTAAATCCGATACGTGGTTGGAATGTGTCTTGTCCAATCGCTCTGTACATCTGGAGAGGTACATAAGGACAATAGAATAGACCTGCGTCATAAGCATTAGATCCCTTATAACCAACAACGTAGTATTGGTCAGCAGAAACGTTAGCTGAATATGGGTCAATGTAGACTTTGAAACGTCCGTTGATTGTACCAACGAATGTGTTTCCAGTGTCATCGATTTCGCCAAGACCACCAGTTGCCTGAGTGATTCCTGAATCGTAGTCAAGAACACCAGCCATAGCAAGAGCAGAAGCAACATCACTTGAAGTGATAATTACGTTACCCTTTCCACGACGAGTCTCAAGAGCGATTGCGTTAGCGTCTCTTTCGATCTGGAATAGAAGTCCTTTGAATTTCTCAACTGACCATCTACCGTTGGAGTCAACGTCAAGGTCAAATACACCAGCGTTAGCAGTGTTAACCTGAGCACCAGGCTTAGCACCACGATAAACTGTACGTACTACCTCACGGTTGATTTCAGCAAGTATCTCTGTAGAGAGAATGTTTGCTAACTCAGACTCAGCATCCAATCCATGAATAGCTTTCAAGTCTTGAGCAAGTTCAACAGAGTAGTCTGCTCTTAGGGCACGACCTTTAGCTTCAACCGCAATACGGTCTATGCTGAACGCCATTTCCATGAACGCTGTAGAAGCACCTTCACCTAAGCTTTCTTGCTCGGATGTAGTGAACTTGCTACTTGCTAGGTCGTAGTTACCTTCAGTAACACCACCACCTGTTGCGTCGTTAAGAAGCGCAGGGTTCTTCTCAGTAGTAGCTGTTGGAGGTGTAGCACCATCAGTACCAGAGAACTGTGCATCTGGCTCATCGAAGAATGCTTCGTTACCAGTCTGGTTAACGTAGCGGCTTCGCATTGCGAAGATTAGTCCAGTAGGACCATTCATTGGCTGAACACCTGCGATGTCATAAGCAATAAGCTTAGGCATAGCACGACGAATCAAGCTAATGAGTATAGGGTCGAAACCATATACATTACCAGCACCTGTGGTAGGTGTGTTCAGTGGACCTGCGTTTGTAGGTGCCTCTGTGAGGATCTGGCGTTCCTCCTTCAAGAATTTTTCTTGGTTCTCTAAGAGTTGGGCGGTAACAGCCTTACGATAGTTATCCTTAATTTCAGGAAGACCATCATGGTTAAGAACTGGATTCCACTTCTCTTGGAGAGTTTCTGTGTTAAACATCTCTTTAGATTTTAGAAGTTTTGAATGACAGTTAGATTCTCTTAGCAAGTTCGCTGACATATGCTGCCATTGACTCACTAACAGTTTCAACTTTTGCATCAGGTGCAGACTCTTCAGAAGAAATCTCTTCCTTCGTTTCTACCTTCGGTGCCCCGAAGTATGATTCTTTAATCTGAACCAGTTTTTCACGGTACGACTCTTCGGTTTTGAATTCAACGGCTTCAGCAAGTGAGGTGAACTTATCCTTTTGGACTTCGCTTTCGAGTCCTCTAGCTAGTTCATTCAAGATCTCATTTTTACGATAGGTACCTACTACCTCGTGAAGTTCGATGTTCTTCTGGACCTGCTCGTTAAGTCGGCCTTCCATTTCATCAAGTTTCTCGCTCATCTGAGCAGCAACGTCCAATTTTTCATCAGGTACGTTGATGTTGCTCTCGATAAACAATTTCTTTAGCCCTTCCATGAATGCTTCTGTGACTTCAGCACGGAGACCTTGCTCAACGGCAAGTTCATTCTCCTTGAGCCACTCCTCTGCAGCATATGAAAGGAAATTCTCTACGCGACCAGCAAATTCTTCCTTGATGGAGTCAATCTCCTCAACGAATTTACCAGCAGCTTGTTCCTTAAGTGCATCGACTTTTGTTGCCACCCTTGCGGTTACAGCAGCTTCAAAAACTGTCTTAGCTTTCTCTTGGAATTCTTCTGATAGGTCAGCACCTGCTAGTACAGCAGTAATGTCCTCTTTGACCTCATCTGTAGACTCAACCTTTGCAGGTTCTTCAGCAATTACCTCACCTTCAGTCTCTACATCATCAAAGATCTTAGCGGAAAGAGCACCAGGCATCTTAGAAGAAGCACCAGATGGCTTCATCTTAAGTGTCTTGTCTTTTTCTACTGCTACAGGAGCAGCGGCTCTCTTGCCAACGTTAGCATCCCCTTCGGGCTTGTCCTT